TTCTCTTTTTACACTTCCCACAATAACAAAATCCGTGGGATCACCGTACGGGGCGAAAACTTTCACCCCATACGGATAGTTTTGTGTTGTAGTATATCCATACTGGCGATATTCATCATTTTTGAATCCAGAAACAATTTCTTGCTCAGATTTTGTTTCTCTCAATTTTGCCACAAATTCCCCTAAATTTTCCATCTTGTCTCCTTTGCCTTTATTTGGTTAATAAAAAAAGCGCAACTAATCCCTAAAGATTAACTGCGCTTTACCTTATTTTTATTTGAACCACTTACCCTCGTAGGGAGGCCTGAACCACTCACCCCCGTAAACGGGTTCTATTGACCCGTCTGGAAGTATGCGGGTCGTACGATACGGCGACCACCAGACACGCTGGTGTATCTCCATATACAAAAACCCCGGCTTGCGCGCTTCTAACACGCAAGACTTGAAAGTTAAAAAAAAGTAACAATAAATTTTCCTCATCATTCCCCCTTTGCCCCACAGGGCTTTGGTGGTGCCAGGCCTTTCAGGCGCCCGGCTTATCCTTCCGTCAAAAACAATCTACGACAATTGTCGTACCTTGTCAAGAGGTGACTTTAATATTTATTTTTGAGTCTTATCGCATAGGTTTTTATTATTTGGCATGGATGAAAGATTTTTAACCAAGAGAATACGCGTATTTTGCGACTTGTATATTGAGACTGACGATAGGGTGCAAAGTGTTATAGATGCTGGGTTTAAGGTCAAAAACCCAAGAAATAAAGCCTGGGAATTGTTGCGTCGTCCCGACGTTATGGATTACATATCTAACGCAAGGCGGAGATTCTATATTGAGAACAGACCTACCGTAGAGAGGATAAGGAAAGAATTGGCTGCAATCGCCTTTTTTGACCCCAAAACGCTGTTTGATGAGAAGGGGGAAATGCTCAGATTAGAGGACATCCCGGAGTATGCGAGGCGGTGTATTTCAAGCATCGAAATTTACGGTGATAAAAAGAAAGTAAAAGTACACAGCAAGGTCACGGCGCTTGAGATGCTGGCGAAACATCTTGGTATGTTTGTAGAGCGTTACGAGGACATTACCGACATGCCGAAAAGCACAAGGAAAGAACGTTTAAAAGTGCTAGAAGAATTACAAGAATTGGTTAAAAACTAATGATTCGAGTTGATTACAACGTCTATGAAACAGGGCTGATGCTGTTGCGTAATGCCAACCATAAGAACAAGTGGAGCAACAAGGTTGTAAGTGTTACGATAGACATACATAATTCAAAAGGTGAGCGCATGTTCCGGGAAACGCGGCTTGTGGGCAAGGATATTGACGAGATCGACCAGGCCAAAACGGATCTGGCAAATATTGTTATGTCAATAATCAACCCCTCAACGGAAAGGTTTAAGCTTATTTTTCGTACCAAGCTTGCCCTTGCCCGTTTTATACTGGCCTTCAAACGTCGATATGCAAAAGTTTAAGATATGCAAAAGTTTAAACCGTTTACCTCGGAGCAATTATCTAAGCTAACAGACCGCCAATTGCAACGCTACGAGCTTTTGTTAAGGCAAGAGATTGCCGACCGCAAAAATTACCCATTACTTTATTTTGTGCCAACAAACCCACAGATGGACATGCTCCGGGCCATAGCAACGCGCGGCAAGACCACAAAGAGACGATTAGTACTTACGTGCAGCAACCGTAACGGCAAGAGTACCGGTATAATGGCTTCTCTGGCAGCTATCGTTACCGATACAAGGGAGGGGGCATTTAGCATCTTTCCCCCGTGGGAATACGAAAAAAAAGCGTGGATTGTTGCCAATAAAGACAACGTTAAAGAAAACCTGCTGGATATTTTTGATAAGTATATCGCCGGACAGGTTTACACGGCGGTTAAAGATGGAAAAAATTATAACAACCACTACTATTTCCCGAAAACCGGGTTTAATGTTTATGTTAAGACATACGGCCAGACCGATGATAACTTTGAGGCCACCACAGTTGGCCTATTAATGTTTGATGAGCCGCCTAAGCAGTCTATTTGGGATGTATGCAAGTCCAGGCTAATGCAGGGCGGGATATTATTAATGGGCGCAACTCCGTTATTTGGGGCAGGTTACCTGTACAATGATGCGGTGCTTAAAGCCAAGCAGCCTAACTCAATCTATTGGCATAAGGAAGCAGCAATATACGAAAACATCAAAGACGATGGATATTGGTACGTGGACAAGTCAGGGCGATTGGTGTTTTTGGACAAGTACGACGAGACAATACCAGTGATTCAGCAGCGTAAAAATATCGCACAGGGCTATTTGCCGGGCGTATGGACGCGTCAAGAGCTTATAGAGATAGGATATACCGACCAGTACGCCTTGGAGATGCTCACGGGCGAGCATAAGGGTAATTTACCGTTATTTGAGATCAAACAAGCTATTGCCGAGTTTGACGAGGAGAGCTACGAGGCCCGTGTGTTCGGTAAGTTCAAGTTCCTGTCCGGGGCAGTGTACAAGAAATGGCCGGATTACAGGATTAACATCGTTCGGACGATTGGGCCAGCTAACCAGCACCAAAGATATATATACCGCATGATCATTGACCCGCACGACCGGAGGCCACCTGCCGTGTGTTGGGTGCGTATTGATCAGTGGTCCAGGTCTTACATTATTCGGGAATGGCCGAGTGTTGATGATAGCTGTTACGGACATCGTATGTTCCACAAGATAACATCATCGGAGCCTTATATCCTGTCCGACTGGGTGCGCATGTGGATTCGCATTGAGAAGCAGATTGGTGTAATAAACACCGACGATAACCGTATCAAGTGCATAATGGACCCGAATTTCGGCAACAAACCCAACAGTGTAACAGGGATAAATATCTACCAGGAATACCAAAACGAGTTTGCCAGGCAGGGCAGTCCACGGGTGATTAATACATCGGTAAACGACGAAATTACATCCGGGCATGAAGCCGTAAGGAGGTTACTGAAACCAACTGCGCACGGTGAGCAGATGTTGATCATTGATTCCAGATGCAAAAACATTCATTTTGGCCTAAGCAATTACATGTTCGATGACTGGACGGGCGTTAATGCCAGCAAGAAAAGTTTAAGGGAAACAATCCAAGACAAGTATAAAGATTTTCCTGATTTATTACGTTACAATGCTATGATGCCGATACATTTTCCAAAACTGCCATCAACGCTTGAGCGCCGGGATTACCATGCACCTAAACAGATAAGCAAGCCAATAGAGGATGTAAATAAAAGGTTAGCAATGATAAGGTCGGGCAAAGTTAAAAAGCCATATTGATACATAACACAAAAAGTTTCATATTGTATTCATCCGTACCGTCACGGCGTCCGGTGGTAACTTCTCCACCATCAGGCGCCATTTTTAAGGATAAGAAATGGGATTCAGAAAGAACGAAAACAGGACCGACAAAGACCTGTTGTTGAAGAAAATTATCGATCAGCATACAGCCGAATTACCTGTATTTCAAACTGAGTATGATGAACAGGACAAGGGGTTAAGGTATCTTGCCGGTGATCAATACGTTAAGGACGATAAGGCTTGGTGGGAGCTTCAACGCCGGCCAACACGTGTGTATAATCATCTTTTACCCATTTACAATTCTGTTTTGGGCGATTTCCTTACCACAGATCAACGAGTACGTATATTCCCCTTGCCAGGCGGCAGCATAGAGACCGCAAAAACACTCGAAAAGCTCACAACCCACTTCAATGAAGAGAACGACTACAAATATGTATTTGGTCAATGGGGATTGGACGGTACGATAAAACGCGGTTTTGCCTATCCACGGTTCTCCGATGAGAAATATTTTGATGGTTCCCTGATATTTACCAAGCTGGATTCATTTGAAACAGGATTTGACAGCCGGGCCAGGGATTACTTCATGGATGATGGCTGGTATCAATGGCGGGCCAGATGGGAGACCTACGACGAAATATTGGCACGTGCACCCGGTGATAAGAAAAAACGCATAAAAGAGTTTCTGACCGACAAACAACATGATGGTTTCTGGGATTCCATAGATGATTCGACGATCAACAAAGCTTTATCAAGCAAGCAATATGTCAATGACCGCGAAGGCAAGTATCTTGTTTTGGAATGGCATTATATGGTCATGGAGCGCGCTACAATAGCCTTTGACCCAATGACAGGCGGATCAGAGATAATAGATTTTAAGGGTGATGGCAAGCTAATTGACAAAAAGATGCTTCTATACAAAAAGACACATCCCAATATTTTACTCGTTGAGCGCGATCACCAGAAAAAGAAAAAGGTTTGTGAGATAATCCCGGGAATGATGATGTTCCTAAAAGACCCAGAAGATGCGCCAATACAAGACGGTACATTCGATTTCATCCCTTTTTCCGCATACCACTACGCCCGTAAAACAATAGATTATTTCGGTATATTTAAAAACGCAAAAGACCCGGCAGAAGGCTTTAATGAGTGGGAAAACGTATCAGAGGACATTATAAAGCGCGTTGCTGACCCAGGAATGATATGGCGGCCAGAACTGATAAACAACGTCGATAGTGTCCGTAACTTCGGCAACAGGCCGGGTGCGAACATCGAAGTAACAGCAGATTCCAATATTAGCCTTGAACAGGCGTTCAAGGAAAAGCAAGCCCCGCAATACCCGCGCGAGTCCGGGGACATGGCATTGAGAAAGCTTGAGTTCTTGCAAAAGGTAACAGGTATAACACCCAACTTTAGCGGTGCCAGCGATACCAAGGCCGAGAACGCGTCTTTATTTGCGCAACGCGTGAACCAGGCCAAACAAACTTTGGTCGTGATGAAACACAACTGGGCGCGCAGCAAGCGTAGATTGTACCAAAAATGTATCAGGATAATGCAAGACAGTTATCCCGATCAGAAAGTGTTCTGGATAACACAGAAGCAAAACAACACCGGCCAGGTTGACCCGGAAGAAATAGTTATAAACCAAAAGACGGCAGCAGGTGTGTTGAATGATCTGAGTTTAGGCCGTTACCGCGTTATACCTGAAGATTTAGACCAAAGCCAATCAGCCAAGGCCCTACGCTTTGCAGAACGCGTACAGATAGCACAACTCGTAAAAGACCTATACGGCGCATCCGTGCCGCCTGAGTGGTTATTGGGAGAAGCTGTTGACTTAGGCGATATGAAGGACATAATAGACAATATCGAACAACAGATGCAACAGAACGCGGCCAGAGAACAACAGGCCAGCGCACTGCAAACGACAGGAGCGATACAGTCACTTGCAAAACAACATTTGGATTTAAGCCAAGGCAATGATCAACAGCAGATTCCGCAAAATGCGCCTGCACGTTGACATTGTTAATAAAAACAAAGTGGACTCGGCAGATATGCCCCCACATAAACAGGAGTGCCACAAATGGGAGAGAAAAGCGAAGAACTGAGCAATCAGGACATTGATGCCATGGGCGAAGATGAACTCATGGAAACACCTGAGCAGGAAACCACGGAAACGGAAGCTATGCCCCCTGAAAGTACCCAGGATTCGGCAGAGCAAGAACCGGAAACCGACGATGAACCTGCAAAGGAACCGGAGCAAGAGCAAAAAGCAGAAATAAAGTTTGAAGATTTGCCACCGGAAGGCAAGGTAGAACACCTGCAAAAGCGTATTTCCGACTTACAGGCCGGATATACTAAAGAGCATTTATCAAACCTTGAGAAGGAACGGCAGATCAAAGAGCTTGAAATTCAGAAGAAGCAAGAACAGGTAGAAGGATTTGAACCACTTGCAGAAGATGAATTGAAAGAACTCCGAAATATTGACGAACAGGCTTATGAACGATACGAGCAGGAAAAGAAGGAATATGAACAACGTAAACAGGAAGTAGAAAAGGAAGCGGTTGAATATGTAAAACAATCGCAAGACCAGGAAATAACAGCGTTCATAGAATCCGAATTTGGGATAAAGATCGATACAAACCTGCCCATCGAACAGCAGCCGGAAGAAGTCAAAAAGGTTGATGCCGAAATTGCTAAGGTTGCTGAATATCTCCTACAGAAGCACAAGCGTCTTGGCGGAAATGGAAAGTTTTATACCAGGGATCAATTTGTTGATGCCCATAAGGTAGTGAACTTTCAAGAAATAATGGCAAGGGAAAAAGCCAAAGGCGCAGATGTGGCCGTTTCGGCCATAGAACGCGCTAAGAAAGGCGGCAGTAACTTTGACCGCCACCGTTCATCCGCCGGTGGGAGACCTGGAGTAAAGCATATGGACGATTATTCACAGGATGAAATTGACGAAATGAGCGAAGACGAACTAAATTCCCTTGTTGAAGATTAATGACAACAACGAGGTAAAAAAATGGCAAATTTAATATTTGATCACTCATTCGAGGGGAACAAAGAAGTCGTATTGGCTTCAAAGATGAACTTCGAGACCTTGAAGCGTTTTTTTTGGGGCCGGTTCGCCGGCTACACAACGCCCAAGGGAAAACAGGTCCGATATGGTAACGGCGTAGTGCCGAATACCGTTGAAAAACCGATTATAATCCACCGGGAATTGATGCGCCAGCAAGGCGATGTCATTCAGGTCCCGATGATGCGTAAATTCGATAACATGCCTAAATTCGGCAATCAACAGTTGGCTGGATTTGAAGAAAAGGCCAAAGTATCATGGATGAGCGCAGCTGTGAACAATACCCGTCACGCGGTATTGCAACAAGAAGGATCGATGTCAAGGCAAACCACCAAGGCAATCAATATCCTTCAAAACCTTAAACCCGGCTTACGTGACCACTATACACGCTTTCTGAACGCTTCCTGTTCGTATGCAATGTATTTAGGGCATAGTTACCAGACCTTGGTTGGTGACAGCAGGTATTCCGGTAGTACAAAAATTAAATCCGTATCGCACCCGCATTTCTTTACAGCAGGAGCAGGTAAGGTTTCTTATACTTCAGGTAATCCTGGCACATCGGGATACGAAACATCT